TTAGCTGTTCAGCGGGCTATTGAAAAGTTTAGAAAGCCTAATATTATTATGAGTGCGTATCCAGATTCTCCTCGTGATATGTCTTATCGTTATGGTAGAGATGGAGATTTCTAATGCCTGCTAAATCAGCTAAACAGTATCGTTTCATGCAGATGATGGCACATAGTCCTGAGAAGAAACAGACTAAAGGACCGGGGCCATCACCTGAAGTTGCTAAGGAAATGATTCATAAGACGAGTGCAGCGAAGCGTAAGCAATTTGCTAAGGCCAAGTAAATGGCTCATAAAGAGTTAGATGATAAGATTAGCGGTCTACTAAAACAGGTATCGGACCATTTCGATATCGAGGACCGTGCTGTGCGCGAAAGACAGATTCGCACATGGCGTAGGTTAAAGCTCTATTGGAATGGTTTTCAGAATATCTGGTATAGTGAGGTCGCGCATGATTGGCGCGTTTGGGATGACCAGACTCGTGCAGATGATAATGACCAATCGTATTACGACAAGCCTATTAATGTTTTTCGTGCTTATCTTGAATCTATTATTGCTGCTCTATCTGTTGCGGTTCCTGCTATTAAATGCTATCCCGACGATGCAGAGAATCCTCTTGACTTAGCTACAGCTAAAGCCGGAGATGCTATTGCAAAGTTAGTTTACAAGCATAATGATGTTGCTTTGCTTTGGCTTCATTCTCTGTATATTTTCTGTACGGAAGGATTAGTTGCCTGCTACACTTATCCTAAAGAAGATGAGGAGTATGGTACATATCAGGAAGCTGAGTTTGAGCAGGTTGAAGAACCAGTTTATAGATGTCCCACTTGCGGTAGTGATTTAGATGCAGCATTATTCACTCAGCGTGAAAAAGATGAATTCATGCCTGATGATGACGATGCTAAAGTTCACGATGCTATAGATAATGAGGAAATGATTGTTTGTCCTCAGTGTTCAGGAATTCTTGACCCTGAATTTGAACCTGAGCATCAGGTAGTTAGTCGTTTAGTTGGAATTACATCAAAGCCTAAGACTCGTCAGTGCATGGAAGTGTATGGTGGGCTTTATGTAAAGGTTCCTAACTATGCGATGAAGCAGGCTGATATTCCTTATCTTCGATTCTCCTATGAAACTCATTTCTCAGGAGTGATTGAGCGGTATCCGAACCTTCGAGAAAAACTGTCGGGACAGTCTAAAGTTGGCCCTTCTGCTATGGGATTATATGACCCATATGAAGCATGGGGCCGTTTATCACCACAATATCAAGGTGAATATCCTCTGAATACTGTAACTGTGAATACATATTGGTTCCGTCCTACAGCATTTAACTCATTAAATGAGGAAGATGCTGAATACTTGAAGAAACAATTTCCTGATGGATGTAAGTTCGTTAAGATTAATGAGCATTGTGCAGATTATGAGAATGAGTGCTTAGATGATTGCTGGACCCTTACTCAGAATCCTCTTTCTGATTATTTGCACCATGACCCATTAGGAATGTTACTTACATCAGTTCAGGATATTACGAATGACCTAGTATCGTTAGTTCTTCAGACTGTCGAGCATGGAATTCCACAGACGTTTGCTGACCCGACTGTATTAAACTTTGACCAGTATCGGCAAACTGAGACTATGCCAGGCGCGATTTATCCTGCTACGCCTCGCGCTGGTAAGTCTGTAGGAGAAGGATTCTATGAGGTAAAGACGGCTACACTTTCTGGTGAGATTCTTCCATTTTCTCAGTCAGTTCAATCAATGGGACAGTTAGTATCTGGTGCTCTCCCATCATTATTCGGTGGTCAATCTGGACAGGGTTCGCAGACCGCATCCGAATATGCTATGTCGAGGGCGCAGGCACTACAGAGATTACAAACGCCTTGGAAGATGCTAACTCTGTGGTGGAAAACTATATTTGGTAAGGTTATCCCATCATACATCAAGGATACGATGGATGATGAGCGTGTCGTAGAAAAGGATGAGCAGGGTAACTTTATCAACGTGTTTATTCGTAAGGCTGAATTACAGGGCAAGATTGGTTCAATCGAATTAGAAGCTAACGAACAGTTACCAATTACTTGGTCACAGCGACGTGACGTAGTTATGGAACTGTTCAAGTTAGGTATTCCAGAATTAATGCAGGCATTATCAGCACCTGAGAACATTGACCTATTAAAGCAAGCTGTAGGATTAGATGAATTTGTTGTTCCGGGTGAAGCTGATAGAAATAAGCAATATGAGGAGATTCAGCAGCTTATTAATTCCGAACCGATTATGATGCCTAATCCCATGAATCCTATGGGAATGGATGAGATGCCTTCTGTAGAAGTAGACCCGATTCTTGATAATCATCAGCTTGAATTTGAGGTTTGCCGACAGTGGCTTATTGGTGCTGCTGGTAGGTTAGCTAAAACTGAGAATCCGGCAGGATATAAGAACGTATTACTACACGCGCAAGCGCATCAGATGATTATACAACAGCAAATGATGCAACAAATGATGGCTATGCAGCCTCAGCCTAATCCGTCAGGTGGCGCTACTAACGGAGAAAGGCCAGAAAAACCAGTACAGAAGGCGCCAATACAAGGAGAACCCGATGCCAACAGATTCGTTGCCCAATGACACTAGTAGTCAGGAGTTATCAAAGGATGATATTCTTGATAACTTGATGGCAGAGGATTCTTCTACAGAAGAACCTACTGAAGAAAAGGTCGAAAAAGTAGAAGAACCAGAAGAAGAACCGGAAATAGAAGAAGAACCAGAAGAAGAAACTGAAGAAAAGGAAGAAATTAAGCTCGAAACTGAAGAAGAAGAAAAGATTGACGAGGAAAAGTTAGAGCTTACTATTCCGGTTCGCCGTAAGGAGATTCTTGCGAAATATCCAAATATTTTTAAGGATTTTCCTTACCTTGAGCGTGCTTATTATCGTGAACAACAGTATACTGAAATCTTCCCGACTCTAGATGATGCAAAATTAGCTATTGAAAAAGCTAATGTATTAGATAGATTCGAGAATGATGTACTACAAGGTAATACTGAGAATATTTTAAGAGCTGTTAAAGAGGGTGGTAATAAGAATTTTACTAAACTAGTTGATAATTATCTTCCTACCTTAGCTAAAGTTGATGAGCAGGCTTATTATCATGTAGTTGGTAATGTCATTAAAACTGCTGTCAATCATATGGTTCGTGAGGGTAGCAGGTTAGGTGAAAATGGTGAACCCTTAAAGATTGCAGCTCAGTTAGTTCATCAATTTGTATTCGGTACGACGGAATTATCAGAGCCTGGAAATCTTACCAAGCCTACTCCTGAAGCTGATACGGAAAATCAGAAGCTACAGGAAGAACGTAAGGCTTTTGTTCGTGAAAAGTTTAATGCTGTTCACAAAGATATAACTACTAAGGTTCAGAATGTTCTGAAATCTACTATCAATAATCATATTGACCCGAAAGAGTCGATGACTGATTATGTTCGTAAGAATGCAACGAGAGATGCATATGAGAATCTTGAATCCTTAATGGCTCAGGATACGCGCTTCAGGACTATTTTAGATAAGCTATGGGAGAAGGCTTTCGAGGAAAATTTCTCCCCCAAGTCTGTGGAGCGCATTCGTTCTGCCTATTTGTCTAAGGCAAAGACTATTCTACCTGACGTGATTAAAAAGTCCCGAAATGATGCCCTTAAGGGACTGGGGCGACGTAGTTCTAATGAGGAAACTAAAGACCGAAAAGGTCCATTACCAGTAGGACGCGCAACCTCAGATACAAGCGCGAAAAAGGGACAAAAAGAAGTTCCAAAAGGAATGAAAACAATCGACTATTTGATGCAGGACTAACATGAGCGTTACATCCAACAGATTAGTCAAGGTGGTATTTACTGGTGACGTAGAGTATAACCAGTCATTTAACGCTGCGGCTAATACGACAAGTCCGGGGCAGATTAATTTAGTATCACTCGGCACTACCGGGAATACTATTACTGCACCCACGGGCGCGAAGGGTGTTACAATTCTACCGCCGGCTGGTAATACCACTAAGATTACTTTAAAGGGTGTTACTGGAGATACAGGCGTAGATTTACAC